GTCTTTATTACTGGCAACGATTGTACTGTGAGCAGCGACATGGCGTATCGGTGTTTGCTTGTGAATCTGTTTGTGTCAGAAGCTGAGGTACAGGACAGGAAAACGTTGGTGCTGATTGATGAACCGTGGTTGTTGGAGCGTAGCAACAGGCTGAGGGTATTGGGTTGTCTGTGGGCGTTGGTGAAGTCTTGGATCAGGCAGGGCGGTAAGCCGAAGGCCTCGTCTTTTGGATGCAAGCCGTTGTTGGGGTTTGAGGCTTGGGGTGAGTTGGTTGGCGGGATTGTGGCTTACGCGGGGTTTGGTGATTGTTTGGCCCGCGCCCAGGTGGCGACTGCCGGGGACAACGAGAAGCGCGACATGAATGCCCTCGTCGGGGAGATGACGAAGTATTTCCAGCAAAATAAAGATCGGTTAGAATGGAAATTTGATGAAATCGTGAAAATTTGTAGGGAGGAAGAGTTGTTTGCTTGGGCAATTGACGGCAGGGAACGCGGTGATGATTTTCACTTAACGCCTGACTCAAAATCGCGGTTTGGTAGGATTTTGGCTAGGTATGCGCCAGATAGTGCCTCTGGAGGGCGTGTTTTTATGCTTAACAAAGAGAGTTATACATTGATGTCTCAAGGAACGGGAAGATGTCGTCGTTTTGTTTTAGATAAAACAACATAATGTATTAAGCTCTCACGTGAAAAGGCTGTGCCGCTGTTGGTGGCACAGCCTTTTTTTATTCCCTTTACCCTTAGCACAGGTGTGCAGAGGTGGTGTTTATTTCATTGGCTGACCTATGCAATTCATAAAGGCTTTATTTTCGGCTGGTTGTTATCATTTTGTTTAGGTGTGCATAGGTGTACATAGGTTTTCTTGAGTTACCCTGAATCGTTAGATGCAAGATTTGCACTACCCTTTTTGAGGAATTTTCCTGAGAGTGGGTTTGTGGTGTGTCTACCTGTGCGACCTATGCACTAAAAAAGTCCACCACCGTGGGAAAGGAATCTATTTGATGAGTTACAGACAGGTCTTGCCCAAGGCAATGCTTGGTTATCTTATGAGTGACGGAAAAGTTGACTGGTTACACTTTGCTGTGTGCTTTGTCGTCTGGGTCTGAAGGAACTTCTGTTGGGGTGGCTGATATAGCGGCTGCTTGGGGGGTTAGTCGTGCGTATGTTTACAAATTGCTTAAAAAGGGATTAGATACATCTTCCCTTGAGGCTGCGGATGCCTGGCGTCACGCGCACGCCAAGCATGGTGTTGGTAGTCGTTCCAAACCCGCTGTTCCCGTTGATGGCTCCGGTCCCGCCAATTCAGCTTTCGAGCAGACTTGCTCAACTCGCAAGCCAAAAACAAAGCGCGTTCGATTGAAGACTCTGCAAGATAGCCTTGAAATGGCTATTCGCGTCGAAGAACTCTGTGCCATTGCCGTTATCGAAAAAAGCCAGGACGCCGCTTCGCAAAATTTTGTTAATTCGTACAACAAAGCTCACCAAAATCGAGTCGAGACGGAAGCCGCAATTATCAAACAGCAAAAAGAACGAGGTGAACTAATCACTGCCGAAGCTGCCACCCTTGAAATGTCAAAACTCGCGGCGTCTATTATTTCGCTGCTGCGGTCGATGCCTAAACAAGTTGCCTTAAAAGCAAATCCCTCAGACGAATTTCTTGCCGAATCCTCAATTTCGGATGCTGTTGAAACTTTAATTCAACAAATACAACTCACTTATGCCCGCTGCGCTTCCTGACGCGCCGGGGCTTTCCGCGCTTTCGGCGGCGTTATATTCCCTTTTTGACCGTGCTCCAGACATTCCCGTCTGGCAATGGTTGGAGCAACATGTTTCTTTGACCGAGCGCGAAACCGCGACCCCCGGTCTCTTCCGCACGCTGCTTCGTCCTTACGTGCGCGAGCCTTTGGAATGTTTTCGTAATCGGGCGGTGACAGACCTTTCTCTCTGTTGGGGCACTCAGACCAGCAAAACCATGACCATCATGGGCGGGACTGCGTACAAAATTTGCAACGACAGCATGAACACTCTTTGGGTCATGCCCAACGCGGACCTTTGCAAATCTTTTTCCCGAAACCGTTGGCAACCTTTTGTGGATAATTGCGCTCCGTTGGCCGCTCAAAAACCTTCTGACCGGCATTTGTGGAAAACGATGGAGCAGTTTTTTACCAAGAACACACTTACTTTTGTCGGATCTAACTCGCCCGCCAACCTGGCTTCCCGTCCCGCAGGATTACTTCTCCTGGATGAAGTCGACAAGTTTGAGCTCAAAGGGGACAAAGAAGCTGGAGCCCTCCAGAATGCCGAGGAGCGTACCAAGACGTTCCCCTACCCGCTCCGAGTCAAAACTTCTACTCCTACAACGGCAAATGGTGAAATTTGGCGCGAATTTCTGACCGGCGATCAACGCTTCTACTACGTCCCTTGTCCAAATTGCAAAGAGATGATGCGTCTTGAATGGCCCAACGTGCGTTGGTGGGACAAGGACGAAAAGGAAAGTAAGGTCGAAGGTGAATGGAACATGGAACTGGTGCGAGCGAATACTTTTTACAGGTGTCCAAACTGCGAATTTCACATTCGCGACGGCCAAAAAACCGCCATGCTTCGTGACGGCGAATGGCGACCTCATAACCTCAATGCTCCTCCGGGTCGCCGCTCGTACCACCTCAATTCTTTGTACGCCGCGCTTAAAGAGACGCAATGGGGAAACTTGGCAGTCAAATGGCTGCAAACCAAGGGAAGCATCACTCGGCGGCACGCTTTTGTAAACTCGACGTTGGCGGAAACGTGGGACAACGAACGCGCGATTGACGACGAGCCGCTCAATACCACAATTTTTGCTTTGGGCGATTTGCCGACCGAACGGATTCCCGTGATGACCGTCGATTGCCAAGAGGGCCACTATTGGGCAATTGTCCGTTATTGGGGCCGCGCAAATGAAAGTTGGCTTATGTACGCTGGTCGAATTGAAACCTCTGAAGAGCTCGAAGCTTTAGCCGAAGAACACAAAGTCGCCCCTCAAAGAGTTGGCGTAGATATGGCGCATCGGCCCAATGTTGCAGCAAAACTTATTGTTAAAAATGGGTGGCGTGGGTTATGGGGGTCTGACAAGAAAGGATTTGTTCACACTTTGGGCAATGGCGCTCGCATCATCCGAGACTTTTCGCCTGTTCAAAACAGAGATCCTCATCTGGGAACCGTTTATCAATCTGAAAACAACAAACGGGCCATGTACGTTTATTGGTCAGGCGATCGGTTAAAAGACCGTTTGGAAATTCTGAGGCACACGCAGCCCACCAAATTTCATGTTCCAAGCACCGTAAGCAACGATTATGTTCGTCAGATCAACTCCGAAATTAAAACCTCTCGTGTTGCTCCGCTCACAGGTCGATTAGTGCACTTTTGGAAACAAGTGCGCAAAGATAATCATCTCCGAGACTGCGAATTGATGGGCCTTGTTATGGCTCTTGCCGGCGGGATCCTCGAAGATGAAACCATGAGCGCCGCTGATTCCCAAGCCGCGTTCGGTTTTATGAAAAGTCCTCCGACCATTGCCGCTCCGATTGAAAATGAACCAGAGGCCACGCAATCCGGCTTTGTGTTCACAGAAGCTGATCGCGACTAATCCAAAAATGTCTCAATCGCGATTTTTCCAATTATTTTTGTTGTAACACCATCAAAAGTAGCTCCAACCACACCGCCTAATAATGGCACTGCTTTGCCAAGATTTACCACTCCGGTTTGACCAAACTTTGTTAATAATCTGAACCCAACGGCTTGATTGATTTTAGTAATGGTTGCTCCCGATATTTTAGCAATTGCTGCGGCAGTTAATTTGGCACCAATCTGAATACCTGCGTTTTTGGCGACGTCAGCAAGTGCGTTACCGCATAGACACATATATGTAAGAGTTTTAACTCGGTCGTCTTGTATATCATGCTCTCCAATAGAAGCTACGGCTGCAATCATTCGCGTTTGGACAGACAAAACCGAAATGATGTTTGCAGGAATTGCGATGGGTAAAGTGATGATTCCGCCAATTCCAGTCAAAAAACCAGAAGTGCTACACTTTGCCACTTGATGATTCACTAGCCTCTCCGCGTTGTGTGACTTTTTCCCAGATCCTTTTGAATATGATTGCGCCAATTCCTCGGCAGAGTCGAACCCCGGTACACCATTCACCGCTTTGTCATAACAAAAATCCAAAGCACTCATCATAAGTTTTTCGTCCATGCTTGCAGTGGTATACGCATGATTTACTGCGTGCAATCAAATTAAAAAGATGATTTGCAGTCATCTCTCGACTCTTGAGATACGGAATCCATGTAACTGACTATGTTTTTGGCCGGAGGCATTCTTGAACACAATGCACTAAGCGCAAACTTGGCGATAAGTTTGGCGAGCGATGATTGACATTTCAGTAGTGTAGCATGAAGCAACACGCAGAAGACGCGACCATCGCCAAGGGCACCATCGTCTCTCCAAAACTCGATGGTATTTACGCCAGGGCGACGAAAGACGGCCTGTTCTCTAAGTCTGGCAAAGAAATAAAGACACAGCCGCACATCATCGAAGCACTGCAACAGCATTTTCAGAAGAACTCGGACAGCGAACTAAAGGGAGAGCTCTACAAACACGGGCAGTCGTTTGATGACACGCTTTCGGCTTTTGCTGGTGGCAAATCAAAGCTCCAGTTTCACCTGTTTCCAACCACCGACCCAAAGCCGGACGCTAGCGAGCACATTCAACACGTCAAGGGGACCGTGATCAACTCCAATGCTCAAGCCGATGCTCATTTCGCAAAGGCCGTAGCGTCGGGCTATGAAGGCCAAGTGCTCCACTCTCCTGAAGGCGTACAGACAAAGCGCAAGCCTTGGCAAGATGCCGAGTTCAAGGTGACCGGCGCGAAAAAGGGCAAGACTCACGGCATTCTAACCGTTCAGGATAAAGACGGCGCGTCGTTCAAGGTTCAAGCTCCGGCAGTCGTAGCTCACGAACGCTCAATTGGCAAACAGGCAACCATCTCTTACGTACGTAAAACTGACGGCGGAGTTCCACACGCGCCGGTGTTCAAGGCGGTTCGCGACTATGAAATGTCGGCTCAGCCTCAAAAAATCATCCACATCTGCCCTGCCTTGGCTCACGGTATCCGAAAGCATTACAACACTTGGAAAGAAGTCGGGCAGGCTGAAGACGTTGGTGCGCCGACGGCTCAGTTTGCAAGTACTCGACGTGTTATAGAGTTTACTGCGCGTTTGCTTATGCTAGAGTGCACAAAAGTAACGCAGAAAGCGCATTCCACCAGAGATGGGAAAAAATGGATGAAATGTGCTCGTCAACCCGACGGCTCAATTAAAAGAATTCATTGGGGTCAAGCTGGGGTCAAAGTAACTGGAAAATCTGGAGACACGGCCCGCAAGAGTTCGTTCAAGGCTCGCCATGACTGCGCACACGCGAAGCCAGGATCGCCTCAAGCTCAGGCTTGCAAGGATTGGGCTTGATTCTGCTAACTGCTCAAATTTCTTAAAGCGTTTCCCTGTTTGACGGCGTTAGGAGTGCTCTTGCTGAATTTCCTCCGGTTGTATTGAGGGACTCTCAATTCAACACGGGCAGCCGCCTCTTGTTGGGTCAGCTTCTGAGCTTTCCGAGCATTCCACAGTTTACTCCTGCAGGTTGACATCCGACGTCACGGCATGGGGTCAAAAAATTGGCAAGAAATCTACCGCGACGAATACGACGCGGAAGAGCTGAACGCAGAAATTGCGCGGCTCAAAACTCAGGCGACGTTTTACACGACCCAGAACATTGGAGACAAGGGCTACACCAAAGACTTGGCCGGGATCGAAGAGCGTCTGCACGCTGCAATTCGCGTGCGTAGGGAGCGCCGGTCCGCGGACGAAATTGGCTACGGCGTGCCTGATTTTGGGGGGCTGACGCATGGATAAACCATTCATTGGCCCAACATTTTTGGACAGAGCAATTGGCTACATCAGCCCAAAGCTTGGTATGGAACGGCTCGCGTACCGTGGACGCCTCAACGAATTTGCCTATGACATGGCAAACCCTGGCACACGCCGATCGTTTTCCGGCGGTCTCGCAAAAAACGCTGCGTCCGAAAACTACCGGAGCCATCGCAACCGCATCGCGCTCATGTGGGACGCTCGCGACATGGTGCGCAACTTTGCCATTTTGCGCGGCATTGTGTCGCGCCTGGTGCAGTACGTTACCGACAAAGTTCAGTACATTGCCTCCACCGGCGACGAACAATTTGACGGCATGTACCAGGACTACTTCCACGAGTGGTGCGAGACAGCCGACATCACCGGACGCTACCGGCTAGGTGACTTGGTCTGGCTGATGATGTGGGGAATGCTCACCGACGGCGACCACGGCTGGCTCTTTGTCGAACTCGACGAGGAAACCATCAAAATTCAGCCCATTGAAGCCGACAGAATTGGCAATCCGAACGAAAGCTTAAAGGCAAACGACACCCACTATATCGGTGGCATTCACCTGAACGACCTTGGAGCGCCGGTGTCCTACGACATCTTCAAGCGCTTTCGCTCTAACAAATACGAGTTCGAAGCAAACGTCCCGGCGGATCACTTCATTCATTTCATGGACGCCTTGCGCGTCGATCAGTATCGAGGAGTCACTCCGCTGGCGACGGCTTTGGCACCGGCTCGCGATCTTTACGACATTTACCTGACTGAAAAGCAGGCCGCCAAATGGCAGTCGTCTCACGCCGGGGTTATTTCCACCTCGGATCCATTCAAAAACACGGGCGCGACTGCCTGGAACAAACAAGGCTCTGCCGCCGAGGGCCGACCGAATACCATGGCCATGGAGCCGGGCAAGATCCTACGTCTTCCCGATGGCGAGTCCGTGAACTTCACACCTCCAATGACTCGTCCAAACGGCGCGTTTATGAGCTTGGTCGAGGTGATGGTGCGCGAAATTTCCATGGGGCTCAACCTGCCGTACGGGTTTGTTTACGACATGAGTGCTCTTTCGGGACACACCGGGCGGATTGAAATTGCGCAAGCGATGAGAACCATCAAGCGTTGGCAAAAGCTATTGTCCGAGCGCGTACTCAACAAAGTGCGCGACACGGTGCTTTCTCGCGGAATTGCGTTGGGGAAAATACCAAGTCATCCTCGGTGGCGGGCTGGCAAATGGGGGTTTGGTGCGACCCTCACTGGCGACTACAAGAACGACGTATCGGCAAACTTGCAGCTTCTCCAAACCGGCGCATGCACAATCTCTGACCTTATTGCCGAAGGTGGTTCCACGTTCGAGGAAGTGGCTCGCAAGTCAGCTTCTGAAATGCAATTCCTCCAACGTCTGGCAGGCGAGTCAAACATACCGATTGAGCTCATTTCCAAGCGTTGGCCTGAAGCGACGCAGCTTTTGGCAGCGATCAACACGCCGCCAGAAACCCCAGAGCCTCCGGCTGGACTGATCGGTGAGCAAGGCGAAAAAGGCGTACAGCCACTACTCGACATCCTTGAGAAGGTCGGCACCGGGATCATGGATCGCGATTCCGCCGTGCAGACCCTCGTGAACTTGTACGGTCTGGACTACGACAAGGCCGATGCGATGATGCCTCAGCCTCGTGAGAGCCTGCGCAAAGGATTAGTCAGTTGACATGGCTAAGGAAATCATGACGCCTAAAATTCAATCCCTCATCGAGTTCAACTCACGGTTGGACGCTATCCTTTTTGCAACTCAACCCGATGATTCGGCAACAGACGTGATAAACGTCGGCTATGGCCCAGAACCATTAAAGCCCGGATACGAAAAAGTGCTTGGGTATGCTGTAAAAATTGGCACAAAAAAACACGCAAAGTTAGTGGCCGAGAAAAAGCACTATGATGACTTAGCCAAGGGCGAAGTGGGAAGAGGCCGATCAGATATGTAGTCCAAGTTGACACTTCATTTTAAGCCATGACGCCTAAAATCCAATACCTCATCGAGTTCAACTCGCGCCTCGACGCTGTCCTTTTTGCAACTCAAGACGAGGACTCCACGAACTCAAACAAGTCAAAATGGGACGGACCATATAACGGACCGGCTGTTAAATCTGCAATTGCAAGTTTGCGTGCAAATCATGACGATTTTGTTCGACAAGCAAAAGAAAAAGGAGGCGCAGCAATTGAGGACATCATACCTCATTTTCAAAAAACTCAGAAAAAAATAATGTCACTCATTAAAAAAGGTGACGTAGAAAAGCGCGACCTTGAATCTAAAGATCAACTTAATGCGCTTCTTTTTGCAAAGCAAGACGACAACTTCAGCACGTTAGGCAATATCGCTAAAGGAGCAGCAACCATTGGTGCTCTTGGACTTGCCGGATACGGAGCCAACAGCCTGCTTAAAAAACAGACAGGCAAGGGCTTGGCTGATTACGCGGGACAGTTGGTCAACAAGATTGGATCCAGCGCTGGATCAGGCGTTTCCATTGTGCCTTCAATGCGCTCGTCTTTTCCATCTTCCTCGGTTGTGAATTCTGCACAGAACTCGCTTTATTCCACGCCGACAGGTCTGTTGAACTAAACATCTGGCAAATTGCCATGAACAATAAATCAATGCGCACCAGAGCTTTGCTATTTGAGCAGACTCGGAATAAGAGCGAGCAGTACGTTGTTGTGCCGCCTTTCGAACGAGATAATCAGCCTGCAATCAACGTGACGGTCGGAGGCCGTAGCCCCTTGGGAACCGCCGGACTGCTAGCGGCTGGGGCAGTCGCTGGCATCTACGCAAAAAAAGCAGCGGATGGAGTGTCCAACTTCGTCAAAAACAAAGCTCCAGGACTCATCAATTCGGCTGTTCAAAGTGGAATTCGTGCCGCAAGCCAAATGGCCCAGCTCAATGCGCACCTGAATGCGATTATTGCCCTAGACCGTCCGCGGAATGCAGACGGACAGTTCACCGAAGGGTCAACACCCATCAACTCGGAAGCGATGCAAGCCGCCTATCAGCAGCAACCAGAACGTGCAAAAGCTTCCGGCGCAGCAATTTCTTCTGTTGCGGCAAAGCTTGTGAACGCTAAAAAAGCTCAGATGCCAGCAGAAATGACATAGACGGCAGAAACCCTTTCAAGGGCAGGCGCGTTGACACTTTGCCAGCCCTTATGGGCAAAGTTTCACGCAAAGAATTTCACACGGCGCTGGAGCACGCGCATGTGGATCCTCAAGCCGGGATCATCAAGGGCGTTTCCATTATCACTTGCGGAGTGACTGCACGAGGGCACGATCTCGAAGTGGATGGCAAAACTTTGACGCAGGTCAAAGCCTGCGCGGATTCCATGGGCACTGTGCCGGTCAAATGGAATCACCGGTCCGGTGCAGACGCGGTTTGCGGCTACCTGGACAACTTTCGTATTGAGGGCGCAAAGCTGCTGGGCGACTGGCATCTGCTCAAGACGCATCCAAATTTTGATCAAGCGATCGAGCTGGCCGAACGCATGCC